CATCAGCTGTCGCCGGAGTGGCGACAAGCATCTGGTCAAATATCGTGAATGCGTGGACGACGATTCAAGGTGTCTTCAGCACAGTATCCGGCTGGTTTATGAGCACTGTCTGGGAGCCCGTAAAATCGGCTGTCGTCGGAGTAGCGACGTCCATTTGGAGTAAAATCACAGGAGCTTGGGATAAAATTAAATCTGTTTTCAGTACGGTATCCGGCTGGTTCATGGATATTGTCTGGAACCCGGTGAAAAACATGGTGGAAAAAGTCGGAAAAGGAATATCAGACGCTTTCACGACTGCTTTAGATACGGTAAAGGATATATGGAAAGGGTTAAGCGGCTGGTTTGAGAAACATATAAAAGAACCTCTTGTAAAAGTGGGAACAGCCATATCAGATGCTTTTTCTGCAGCATTCGACTGGGTGAAAAAGATTTGGGATAAAACCGGCGGCAAATTGATTTCAGGCGTAATGGACTTTGTCACAGGAGGCGGCGGAGATAAAAAGAAAAAAACGGACAAAAACGCCACGGGCGGCTACATTACAAAGCCGACCATTTCCTGGATCGGTGAAGCCGGTAAAGAATTTGTCATCCCCGTCGACAACAATCGCGGCCGGGGGAAGATGCTGCTTTCACAAGCTGCGTCTAAGCTCGGCATGCGTGTTGTCGATGATATGGGCGCGGCTTCGGCTCAGTCTTCCGCTGTGCCGGCGGGAGCGGGCGGTGTTTCTTCTTCGGCGTCTGTATCGGCCGCTGCGTCTGTGGATGCTTCCGGATTTGCGGGGACGGCTTCATCACTCGGCAAACAGTTTACTGAAGGCTTTGACAGCGGAATCAGCAATAAAGCGGTGGATATGGACGGCTGGAAGGAGAAAAACATCGGAACGCCGTTTAACGCCCTTATTTCGTCTTCGCCCGATTACGGAAAGCAAGTCGCTGCGGGCTATGCCAAAGGTCAGAATACATCGCCGACGGGCACCGATTCGTTTTTAAAAACAAAGGTGAAAACACCTTATCAATCGGCGGTTAATCAATCGTCATCATGGGGCGCCGCCACAGTGAAAGGTTATTCGGCCGGACAGAATGCAAAAGATACGGGAACGTCGCAATACGTAAGCACACATATCAATAAACCGTTTGTGCAATCAAGAGATTCCGCGAACGGCTGGGGGTCAGGCCTGATCGGACACTTCGTATCAGGAATGACTGCAAAAGGAAGCGAAGTCAAACAGGCGGCCAAAGATATGGCCAAAAAAGTCGAGGACGCATTCAGGGAAGAGCTTGATATTCACTCTCCTTCCCGTGTCATGATGAGTCTCGGACGCTTTGCTTCAGTCGGCGTCGTCAAAGGTCTCAGCTCAGTTGACGTGAAAAAATATGCGGAAAAACAGGCAGGCTCGCTTGCAGCAGCCTTTTCCGGTATGGGTGCAGCGGGAGGAAGCGTCAAAGAATGGCTTTTGGCCGCAATGAAAGCAACCAATACGCCGATCAGCTGGCTTCCGGGATTAATGACGATCGCACAGCATGAGTCAGGCGGCAACCCTAATTCCATTAATCTATGGGACAGCAACGCCAAAGCCGGACACCCGTCACAGGGGCTTATGCAGACGATTCCGAGCACCTTTGAAGATCACAAAGCGCCGGGCATGAATGATATTAGAAATCCAATCCACAACGCCGCTGCCGCTATCGGCTATATTAAAAGCCGATACGGCTCAATCAGCAATGTCCCCGGGATTAAAAGTATGGCTCATGGCGGCCCTTACGTCGGTTATGCCAATGGGGGTCTGATTACCAAGGAGCAGATCGCCCGTGTCGGCGAAGGGAACAAACGGGAGTGGATCATCCCTGAAGAGCGGGGCATCCGCGGCCGTTATCTGCTGCAAAAAGCGGCTCAGGCGCTCGGCATGGAAGTGTCCGATCCGTCCCGGACGGAACCGGCGGCGCTTTCAGCCGGCACGGTTTCCGCAGCCGTTAAAGGCGGCGGCCAAACCGTTCAAAAAACGGGAACAAAAGAAATTAAAATCGAATTCAGCGGCGATCAGCATTTCCATAACGGACAGGACGCCGACAGCCTCGCCGCCAAAATCAAACAGGCGCTGATTGATGAACTGCAAAAAGACATTTATACCGGAGCAAAGGGGGCCGTTGCTTTTGACTAAATCTGTTTACGAATTTTGGCTGTCTCAGGGGAAGGACAAGCTCCGGCTTCCCGTTCTCCCTGAAGCGATTGATATCGCAAACAGCGTGCAGAATGATTCCGTGAAAGTCACCGGACTTGGAGAGGTGACGTTTATCGAAGAACCGGGAGCGAAAGAAATTTCGTTCTCTTCTTTTTTTCCGAAACGGTACAGCCCGATTGCCGAATATCAAAGCATTCCTTCACCGGAAAAAGCCATTTCAGCCATTGAAGCATGGATGAAAGCGAAAAAACCCGTTCAGTTTTTGATTACAGGGACAAAAATCAATGTCACATGCAGCATTGAAAGCTTTAATTACAGCGAAGGTGACAATGAAATCGGCGACCGGAATTTTGATATCGTACTGAAAGAATATAAAACCGCTTCGCCAAGAAAAATCAAACAAAAGAAAAAAACGAAAGCGAAGCGCCCGTCCAAAGCTTCACCCAAAATATATACCGTCAAAAAAGGGGATACGCTTTGGGACATCGCCGGCAAGTTTTACGGAAAACACACGGAGTGGCGGAAAATCTGGAACGCGAATAAAACCGCCATGATTAAGCGCAGCAAACGGAATATCCGGCAGCCTGGGCATTGGATCTTCCCGGGGCAGAAGCTGAAGATACCGCAATGAAACGGGTGAAAAGATGATTGAACTATTTGTCATAAAAGAAACGGAGTGGCTCGAGCTTGTCACAGAAAGCGTAACGCTGGAAGGACACAGATATCAGGCGCCCCGCTCCATCGAAGCGACGATTGTCGTAAAGCAGGGCAGCCAGACGTATTACGGCGTATCAGAAGGGGATACGGTTTTGTTCAAATGGAACGGAAAAGAGCTGTTCCGCGGCATTGTTTTTGCAAGAACGCCCGATGAGCATACCGTCGCCTTCACCGCATACGATATGCTCCAATACCTTGTGAAAAACCAGGACGTTTACGTGTTTTCCAACAAGCGCGCTGATCAAATATTAAAAAGGATCGCCAGCGATTTTCAAATTCCCGTCACATCCATTGCCAACACAGGCCATACTATTAAATCACTCGTTTTTAAAAATGATACAAGCCTTTACGATATGATGCTAAAAGCGTTAAAGCAGACAAAAAGCCAGACGGGGCGCAATTATCAGCTCTATTCAGAAAAAGGCAGGCTCGGCTTGCGTGAATGGCCGGAGCCGTCTGACATATGGGTGCTGGAAACAGGAGTTAATATTACAGGGTATCAATACAGCACCTCAATTGATGACACCGCAACCCGTGTCGTCATGCGGCTGCAAAAAGACAATAAAACGATAAAGGCTTCCGCCTCAGACAGCGCCGGCATGAAAACATTCGGCGTTTTGCAGTATACCGAAACGGTTTCTGACGACATTAACGAAGCCCAGCTGAAACAGCGCGCAAAAGTGAAGCAGGCTGAGAAAAAAGGCATTAAGAAAGAGCTGAAAAATATACAGGCGATCGGTATTCCTGGGTTGGAAAGCGGATTGCCCGTCTATATTTCAATTCCGGAAATCGGGCTGAAGAAAACCTATTATGTAGATACGGACCGCCATGAATTCCAAGGAACAAAACATACCATGACGATTGACGTCACGGAGAAAAATTCACTTCCGGAGGGGACAGCCTGATGAGATTAAGTGATGCCATTAAACATTTAGCCGTCGGAGCGGTTGACGCCGAAGCGCCGGTGGAGCTGATGCCGGCCGAAGTGACCTCCGTTTCGCCGCTCGAGCTGAAACTGAAAGATCACGACAAACTTTTGATTCCGTCTGATGCACTCATTGTGCCGAAGCGGCTGAGATCCGGAGAAGATGATCAGCTCCAGGCGGGAGATCGGGTGATGACCGCCGCTTTAACAGGAGGACAGTCTTTCTTTGTACTGGACAAAATTTAACCGGCATCCGGACGGAGATATACGGGAATATCAGCCTATTAAAGCCGCTTCATCTGCCGAAGAGGGCTTTTTTACATGAACAAATCTAAAAGGAGCGGGTGCAATGGCCCTGACACCGGAAATCGAATTTGAAGATTTGGAGGATGCGAGTGAGGCCGTTGAGACTTCACAAACCTACCGAATTGACTTTGAAAACAACCGGATTACCAATGAACTGATAAACGGACTGGACGCAATCAGACAATTCGTCTATATCGCTCTTCACACAGAACGGTATTCATATTCGGTTTTCAGCCATGATATCGGAAACGAACTTCAGGAAGTGCTTTCAGATCAGAACACGACGGATGCTTATAAAAAAATGGAGATTCCAAGACTGATAGAAGAAGCCTTGCTGTATGATGACCGTATTTTGGCCGTTACCAATTTTGAGATTGAGAAAAAAGATGATGCCTTCATCGTCTCTTTTACCGTTGAAACTGATGAGGGCATGCTTGAGATAGAGGAGGTGCTGGGTGAGGATGTTTGAAGCTCAGACGTTTGACGACATTATGGACAGAATGCTGGCGCGCGTTACGGCGGATATTGATACGAGAGAAGGCAGCGTCATTTACAATGCGCTCGCGCCTGCGGCCGCTGAGCTCGCAAAGTCTTATATTTGGC